ACCCGAGGGGGCGTTCTTGACGAACACATCATCCGGGGCGTAGGGCAGGGAGAGCTCAATCCGCCGCTGCGCAGAAGCGCTCCCGACCGCCAGCTCGAGACCCGCCTTCACTTCGGTGCGGTAGCCGTTGTTGGGGTCGCCGCTGCCGTCTGACGGGTCAGAGCGTGAGGGGTTGTACGCTCCGAACTCGATCGGCGCCTCACCCACCGGCGCGGCTGACAGCAGGGACAGCGTCGGGCCCCTTTGCCCTTGGAAGTTGCTGTCAGTGCAGTCAACGGTCACATTCAGCAGGCACTCACCCCTGATGGCCCGATTGATGAAGGCCTGAACCTGGGCCGGGGTTGTGAAGCTGTCGCGGGATTCAGCGATCGATTGCTGGCCGCTGATGCTCTTGATCCAGGGTCCATAGGACTTGGTCACCGTCTGCACGGTGTTGCGGAGCCGACTGGTCTCGATCACCTGCTTATCCAGCAGGTAGTTGCCGCTGTAGGAGACGCTGACGACACCGCTCTCGAAGGCCATCGGCAGCCCCACCTGTCCGATGGCATGGGCCATTGACCCACGCCGCTCCACTGTTCGGACGGTCTCGTTGCCGTAGGCGTCGTAGTCGAAGGTCTCGAGCGTGCGCGCCTGGACGTTGTTGTTGGCGAACCCGATCCCTTCGGAGAGGTAGGACGAGACCAGGCCGCCCAGGACCGCTGCGGCTGACGTGGTTTCGACTGTGATGCGACTGTCAACGACGCGCACCTCGTCGTCGTTTGGGGTCTTGATCTTCCGGTACCGGGTCACGGTCTCCGATGCCTGCAGGATCGGATAGGTGGCGGTCGCCTGGCCACCGCTGCTCAATCCGTAGGCAATCACGATTTCGGAGACGCTGCTCGTGACCGACCGCTCGAAGGGCGATTCACCGGCGGTCGTTTGCAGATCAGTGCCATCGCCGAACTTGGACCGCAGCGTGCTGTAGCTGACGGTCACCGCTTCGCCAGGGAGTTGGCCGGCGCCGATGCTGCCCAGGTCGATGATCTTGCCCTGGCTCACCACCGGGCCCGTGCCACCGTCCTCATCCAGCGGCAGGATCTGCAGCACCTCCTGGCGGTTGAGGTAGCCGACGTAGCTCTCGCTGACCAGTAGATCGGAGAGCACCTGCACGTAGCCGGCCCCGTAGTCGAACTCCGCAATGCTGAACTTGTTTGTCAGCGGGTTGCTGCTGGCGGTGATGCCGAGCTTGGAGAGGCACAGGGCCATGGCAGATGAGGCCCGGATCGGAACGGTAATGATCTCGGTGTCGGCTTCGGTGACGCCGCTGTTCTCAGGATCGTCGAGGGCCTTCCAGTTGATCTGCTCCCGCAGGTCCGCCAGGTAGGTGAGCTTGCACCCCAGCTCCACCCGCGTCGTGCGCCGGTAGGGATCGGCGAAGGACGACAGCACCCGCAACTTGCGGGGCAGGTAGGTGGTGATGCCGTTCCGCGAGTAGCTGAACTCAACAGCGGTGCCGATCGCGGGCGTCACCAGGCCGCTTAGCTCCACCGAGCCCCGGGTCTTCACCAGGCCGGAGCCCTGCAGGTAGTCGTCGTTGATGCTGCCGCTGATCAGGGTGCCCAGCGAACAGCTGACGGTGGCGCGGATGTCGATCGCCATCAGAGGATCTGCAGGGCCGTGAGGCTCACCGAATAGCGGGTGGACTTGGCGCCGCCGCTGATGATCACCTCAGCCGTGGCGGTCGGGGCGGTGATCGGGAACCAGCTGGACGCCGCCGGCACCGCGGCGATGGTGGTGTCGTACCAGCTCAGGAGATCGGCGTAGGTGCCGCTGCTGATGTAGCCCTCGATCTGGCGGACCTTGTGGGCCACCAGCGGCCCGGTGAGGTAGCTGGTACCGGTGGCGGTCATGGCCACCGTGGGGCCGTCCTGGCGCGTCTCCATCGGCCGGGTCAGGGTCACCACGGCGCTGCCGAGGGCGACGGTGCCCAGGTTGGGGGTGGTGGCCTCGGTGTTCTGGCGCTGGCGCTCCTGCCCCCGCAGCAGCACCGCCAGGGCCTGGGCCGCATCGACCAGCACCGCCGTCGCGCTGATGTAGGCGCCGGTCTGCTCCCCCGCTGGGGGCTCCGCAAACCAGCACGCCAGGCCCGTCACGCTCAGGCCGTTGGCGGAAGCAATCGAGAGGCTGACAGTGGTGCCGACCGCGCCCGAAAGCAGGGTGTCAGCGTCAGTGATGCGGGTGTCGCGCCAGGTGTCGTAGGTGCCGACCAGCGTCTGCCACTGGGTCGGAGTCAGCAGGCCCGACAGCCGGAACGTCCGGGCGGTCAGGCCGGTGCGGGCCTCGCCCTCGTAGCCGTAGGGCTGAGCCGTCAGGGCGCTGCAGGTGAAGGATCCGATCGTGATCGTCATGGCTCAGACTCCCGGCAGGGCCGCCGTGGGCGGCTGCACGTTGACGTTGACCAGCCACTCTTTGGTGGCCAGGGCGTCGAGGGAGTTGGCCAGCAGGCCCATCTTCGTGCTGTTCTCCACTAGCGCCCCGGCATTGCGCACCGCCGCATCGGCGGCCTCCTTCTGGGCCCGGGCCAGCGCCAGCTGATTCTCCGCCTGCTGGAACTGCCGGGCGATGGCTGCCAGGCCAAACACCTGATCAGGGGTCTGGACCGGGGTTCCCTGCCGAATCAAGCCGCGATCAATCAGCGGTTGAATCTCAGCCCGCGCCAGTCGCAGCTGTTCGTTGACCAGTGCTGGGCTGAACACGTCCGCATTGCTGCGCACCACGTCGTTGAAGCTCCCCTGCGCATCGCGCAGCTGCTTCGCGGCATCAGTGGCGCCGTCCCGCAGGGCTCGGCCCACGTCCAGGCCGGCAACGGTCAGCTTCGCGGCGGCGGTCTCCGCATCGGTTCGGAACTTCGCCAGCTGATCGAGCGGGATTAGCTCCCCGCCGGCGCGACGATCCAGGGCATCCCGCAGGGCCCGGGCGGCACGCTCCGCATCTCGGGCGGCATCGCTGATGCCGGTGCCCAGGTCCCGCGTTTGTGCTGCCACGCGCCGCTGTGCCTCGCGCACCGCATCCGATGGCCGCAGCACGTCGATGGGGCTGCGGGCTCCGGTGATGGCATCGCTGCCCTGGCGGGCCAGGGATCGCAGGGTGTCGCCACGGGCGCGGAAGGTGTCGAGCACCTGGCGGGTGGTGGCGGCGGCTTCGCGGGTGGCCTTCTTCAGGTCCTCGCCCGCCTGCACGTACGCCAGCTCAACCTCACGGGCCGCCCTGGTCAGATTGCCTTCCAGCTGTGCAACGCGCGTGGCGCTCCGGCTACCCTCCAGGTTCGTGATGCCATTGCCCACGGGCTTGGCCATCTCGCGGTCCAGGTCCGCCTGGATCACCTTGACGGCACGGATCTTCTCCTCAACGGCCAGCTTGTTCTCCAACTTCTGCCGCTCGACACCCTGCAGGGTGGCCAAGGTCTTGCTGGCCTCAATCCGCGAGCGGATGCCCTCTAGATCCAGGGCGTTCTTGGTGCGGATCTCTTGCAGGTCCGCAGCCTGCTTGGCAGCGTCCACTACTGGGTCCTCCTCCTGCTGCGGCGGCTTCGGTTTGACGGTCAGGCGGGGAGGCACAGGCGGGCCCTGCTGCGGCTGTGGCTTGCTGCCCCGGTCACGGATCTTTCCACCGATCACAAAGTCATAAGCAAGGCCCAGAGGGCCAAGGATCTGCCTCAGGACCTGGTCCGATGCCAGGGGCGCCACCTTGCCGCCAAAGTCACCGATCTGCTTCAGGGGCAACAGTCCGATCAGCGTAGTGAGCCGGCTGATCACACCATCGATGTCTTCAATAAACGACTTAAAGTATGGCGAAACCACGCTCTCCAGTGTTGCTGCGAGGTTTGAAAAGCCGTTGCCGATCCGCTTCAACCCGCCTGCGATTGTACCGCTGTTGATGTCCATGGCCTTTGCTGCAGTACCTCCGGCTGTCGCCTGGTTTTCAAGGAACTGGTTTGTTTTCTTGAGCCCGTCGTTAATCGCTGGCTGCACAACTGCCTGGGCCTCTACCGACCCCAGCAACTGAAAGAGCCTGTCTGGCGTACCGCCGCCCTTCTGGCGAATCTCGTCCAGTAGCGCAACAAATCCCTTCGATCTGACAGCCGAAGCGCTGAAGTCAATTCCAAGTGATCGGGCTAGCCGGGATGCGTCGGCGGTTGGCTTGAGAACACTGGCGATAGCCTGTCGCAGGCCGGTAAATGTCTGCTGGACGGGAACGCTGTTATTCGTCGCATTGGCAATTAGAGCGTTCAGCTCCTCAATCGGGATTCCCGCGCCTGCTGCGACAGCGGCGATGTTACCGATCTCATTGACGTACTCCCGGACGGTGATCGTGCCGTCGTTTTGCGTCTGCACAAACTGGTCAACAATCTTCCCGACGTCCTTGGTCGTCCTTCCATAGGCGTTCAGAACACCAGCTGCACCACGCGATACATCTTCAATGGTCGCGAATCCACCGACAGCACCGCGCACTGATGCGCGCAGGATTTCCACCTGCTCGGATGGCTTGGAGAATCCAGAGCTGGCAACATCATAAGCGGCTTTCAGGAGTTCAACCTGGCTGACGTTGTTGTTCAGCTCAACTGATAGGTTGCGGAGCCTGGACTTCAGGTCATCACTATCAACCCCCAGCGTGCGGACGGCCGCCGCCGCTTGATCGAGCTCTTTGATCTGGGTGCCAACGTAGCTCGCAACTCCCAGGGTGGATGTCGCAACCCCGAGAGCACCTAACGCACTGGTCAGGGCCCCGTAGCCGGCCGCGAGCTGAAGCGCGGAAGATCCCGCGACGCTCAGCGCTTGGCCCTGTGCCGCCGTGGCGGCCGTGCTCGCTACCGTGGCAGCCCGGTAGGACTCAACGCCTCGTAGCAGTTCTGGCGGGATCGGCGGTGGCAGGGGAGGGCGAGCCGCCGACGGCTGCCGCTGCGCCTGGCTCGCCTGCTCGAACGCCTGCCGCACGATCGCCGCTGTGCGTTGCGCTTCCGTCTGCACCGCCAGCAGGCCCGCACGCAGCTGGGTGTCATCCACCGACACCGTCAACACCGCTGCGCCGAGCGCTTCCGCCACCGTGCCTCTGCCTGTGTCTCAGCTTGCCGTCAGGCGGCAACCTCAGGCATGGCTTCCGCTCTCGCCCCCTTCGCCAACGCCTCCGCCGTGTTCACGGTGGCGACCACTGGCACCACCACCGACGCCAGGACCGGCAACGTGGTGCCCAACACTGCCACGCTGACGGTCAGCCTCTACCTGCGGCAGGGCGCCACCGATCCGACCAGCGACTTCCCCGGGGTGGACACCGACGTTGAGCAGTTCGAGGGGTACGCGGTGAGCCCCCAGGCCCTCGATGCGCGCATCATCCCCGGCACCACCGGAACGCTCACCTTCGCCGGCCAGGCCCCGGCCCGCTGCGAGGTGGTAAACGCTCGCTATCCCTTCGGCGCCACCGGCTTCATTGGTGCCACCGTTCAGGGCGTACTGGGTGACAAGATCCGCCTGCAGCGGTTCGTCAACGGCTGATGATCCGCCTGACGGCCACCGTGCGTATCACCGGCTGGCGGGGCCGCCAGTTGGAGCAGCGCATCCCGCGCATCCTCACGGCCTACGGACAGACACTCGGCACCCAGCTGCGGGAGGAGATCAACACCGCGCAGTTCAGCTGGCCGCGAGCCACCAGGCGCAGCAGGGGTCAGACCGTCACCAGTCCACGCGACATCGTGGACACCGGTGAGTTTCTGCGCAGCCAGACCCTGACCACCGCCGGTATCAACCGGCTGGCCTTCACGTGGAATCCGGTCAGCCCCGGCGGCTTCCCCTACGCCAGGCCGATCTTCACCGGCTACACCACCAACCGCGGCACCGTGGTCCCAGGCCGGGATTGGATGACACCAGCGCTGCAGCACCAGCCGATGGCGCGGTTCTTTGCGGAGCAGTGGGCAGCACTGGGGCGTTGACAGCAGAAAGGGCGGACCGAAGCCCGCCCCTTCACGATCCCGGCAGGGATCAGTCGGTTTCAGCGGTCCAGGTGTAGGCGCCGTAGCCGCTGAGGGTGAAGGTCACCTTGCTGACATCACCGGCCTGGATCTGTTCGCTGAAGTCGGTGACGAATGCCACTCCGGCATGGATCTCCGGGTTGCCGCTGGGATCCATCTCGGGGCTTTCGCGATACCACTGCACCGTCACGCCGGTAGCGGCATCCTTGGCGGCGGCCTTGAGGATCTTGTAGCCGGCATCCCGCAGGTCCAGGTTCATCTCCATCGGGATGGAGTAGCTCTGACCGGTCACCAGCGATGCGCTGAAGCCCTGGGGGGAGCCGTAGTCGCGAACTTCGGTGGTCTGGGACTGGGACTGGATGCCGGCATTCGTCAGGCTCAGCACCTCGGTCATGGTGCTGGAGCCGCTGGGTGCGGTCGAGGAGGTCGTCCCGGCCTTCACCCAGAATCGGTAGTTGAGTGCGTTGAAGAATGCGCCGGTAGCCATGGGTCCCGAGGGGGTTTGCCCTCAGGTTTCCGGCCGATCAAGAGCGGATGATCCGCGCGCCGCTGTGGCCCCCATCGAAGCCGACGGCGGTGAGCACCTGCCCCTTGAGCTCATTGACGCGAGCGGCCAGCACGGCGCCCTCAGTGGCGGCACCACCAGCGCCGGAGCGGTAGCGCACGCGCAGCAGGTTGGTGTCCCACTCCACCACGTCGGCCCGCTTGAGCTGCTGGTCACGGGTGGGGGTGGTGCCAGGGACCGGGCCCTCGTACTCCTCGGCGTTCCCCAGGTGCGCGGTGCCGCTGGCCACCTTGTCGGCCCAGATGCTTTCCAGGTCCTCGATCTCGTCAATCCAGCGCTTGACCTTGGCGACAGCGGCAGGTGACGCCTCGGCCATGAGGTTCATGGCGACCGTCAGCCGGTGCAGGTTCACCTCCGTGGCCGGAGCGTCCGCATAGGAGCGGATGGCATCCCGGTCATCGATCGGTGTGGTCCGCCAGAGGGCGTTGAGCGTGGGGAGGGGCAGCGCCATGGCGTGGGGGGTCGTGCCTCAGGTTGCCGCGTCAGCCCTTCCCCTTGCCGCCCTTCCCCTTGCCCTTCGGCTTGGGCTTGCTGTGGTTGCCGCCGTTCATCGCAGGGGTGCAGGGGTTGAGTGAGGTTGCCGCTCAAACCCCGCTCAGCCAGTGCTTGGCCCTCGGCGGGATCGTCCCCGCCAGCGTCCGGGCCACATGCTCGGCCTCCCTGGCCTCGAGCGTGGTCGCCGCATGGCGCAGGGCCTGGCGGGTCGCTTCGGGGTCGCGCTGATCGACGGTCACCTGCAGCAACAGGAAGGCGTGCAGGTCAGGGGGCAGGGGCATGGATCAGGTGCTGGGTTGCTGCCGGTTGGCATTGCGAGCGGCTTGGCGCACGGCGGTGGTCAGATCAACGCCACCAGGGCCGTCGAGGGTGACCACCGGCTGCGCCGTCCGTGTCGTGCCAGGGGTGCGCCAGCGCTCATTCGCGGTGGGTGTCGCTGCAGCCCGCAGCAGCTCCGGCCGCACCTCGGTGGTGCTGCGGCCCCGGCTGGCGGCGTACTCGCGCCAGACGCGGGTCTGGGACTGGCGCCAGAAGGTGCCGTTGAGGGCGCGTTCGCGGGCGTCCGCGTCGGGGTTCTCCACGTCATCGGTGGCCAGCGGTTGCAACTGGCACCGGCAACGACGGTGCGCCGGCAGGCTCACCTGGTCGAGCCGGTAGATCCGTCCATGCCTGGCGACACAGTAGGCACAGGTCCGCTCGTCGCGGGTGGCGATCCAGCGGGCGTACTGGTAGCCAGCGGCCCGGGCCAGGGTCTGCGTCGCCTGCTGCGCAGCTTGCTGCAGGTTGGTGCGGAGGTTGACGATCACCCGCTGCACCACCCCGGTCTGTGGCCGGCGGGCTTGGGGGCTGCGCCGGGCTCCAGCAGCAGGACGGCCACCAGCCCCCGGCCGTGGGGCCTGCGGAGCTGTGATGCCCACCAGCGCCCGCCGGGCCTCCTGCTCGAGCCGTCGGGTGCCCCAGCCCTGGGCAGCGGCATTGCTGGCCAGCACCACCAGCTGATCGCGGAAGGTCACGGCCTCTGATCGCATCGCCACCACCGCAGCAGCCAGCAGGGCGCCGACGATCACCGGATCAGGCCCGGCGAACGGTGGCGGTGGTGTGGCGGGATCCTCGGCCCGTTGCTGCTGCTCAGCCGCCTTGGCCCCGGCGGTGATCGCCGCCTCCAGGTGCCGCCGGTAGCTGGTCTCCCAGGCCTGCAGCTCCCCATCGGTCAGGAACCGCTGGGCGGCGCGGATCACCTCCTGGTACCGGGCGGTCAGCTCAGCAGGGCTGACGCTGCTGGGGGCAGCCGCAGCCTCCTGGTAGCGCACGAACGCCCGGCGCAGCTGGTCCAGGACAGCGACGAGGGCGAGCCGGAGGGTGGTGTTCGCCTCCTTCTCGGCGCGGTCCTCGATCGCGGCCAGGGCATCGGCCGAATCCTCCGCCAGCTCCAGGGCCAGGGCGCCATCGGCCACGGATCAACCCTCGTCCGTGTCGTCATCCACGGCGTAGGACACAGCCAGCGGGCCATCCCCGCTCAGCAGCTCCCCGTCGATCTCCTCGCCCTCGTCCAGCTCGTCATCGGAGACGTCGAAGGCCGTCGAGGTCAGCACATGGGCGGCGGTGTGCAGGGCGCCGATCAGGCCGATCAGCGGCAGGTCCGCGTTCTCGGCGCACAGGTCGAGGATCGCCTGCTGGAAGTCCAGCAGATCACCCTGGGAGCAGACGGCATCGTCCTCCTCGCCGTACTCCTCCAGCAGTTCGGTCGGATCAGCCATCGGTGCGCTCCGCAGGGGTGAGGGTGCGGTCGATCACGGTGCGGAAGGTGCCATCAGGCCGGCGAGCGATCACCCGCTGAACGCGGGGCTCACCGGCCTGGGGCTGGAGCAGGCGACCGACGGCGGTCACCGCCTGCCGGTAGGTGGGTGTGTTGGTCATGGGGTGCTGTGGTGCGCCCCAGCTTTCCGCCCTGGGGCTCAGCGACCCCGGCGGCGCTCCATCGCAGCCTTACTGCGGCGTGCGCCGGCGGCACTGCGGTTCTCCTCTGCAGTGCGGAAGGCACCCGATCGACGGCTGCGGCCGCTCAGCTCCTTGTAACGGGCCTTCGCCGGGTTGGCCGGTGCCTTGTCGGTGCGGGCCGGCTTGTTGCCCTTCTGGGCGGCGCGGCTAGTGGCGGCCTGGGACTTCTTGATCGCTCCGCTGGTGGCCGAGCGCTGAGCCGTGGTCATGCGACCACCCCGGCCCACGGTATTGGCGCGGGCGGGTCCGCTGATGCTGCCAGCGGCCCGCAGCCCTCCAGCTCGCTGCTGCGCGCCCTTCCCGCCAGTGAAACCCTTGGCCTTGACGCGACCACCCAGGCCGGTCGTGCCGGCGGCCTTCAGCTGAGCGGCGCGCGCGGTGTTGGCGGCACGGGTGCTGGCTGCCTTGCCGCCGCCGGACTTCCCTCCACTGGATCGGCCGCCGCCGCCTCCACCACCACCGGATGAGAATCTGCCGCGGGAGTCGCGGGCGTACCGCCGTGCCATGAGTCAGACCTGATGCCGTTAGGCCAGGTTTCCGCTCAGCGCTTGCGCCGCTTGCCAGGCCCCAGCCGTGGCTTGCTGCTGGCCAGCCTCGGGCGGCTGCCGCTGCCCTGCAGGGTGCCAGCCGGCCCGTCCCGGGTGATCGCGGCGATGTCGCGCAGGCGGCGGGCATCAGCCTGGGCCAGGGACCGCAGGCCCTCGCGCAGGGCCGTGGACACCTTGCCGGAGCGTGCGCCGGACTGCCCACCCGGGGGCGGCGGCAGGGTCTTGGCTCGCGAGGCGGTGGGGCTGGGGATCTTGATGCCGAAGTCCCGCTCGAGCTCGCGGTAGAAGCGGGCATCCGACTGGGCCAGGGCGCGGAGGTTGCCCCGCAGCACCTC